TCAGCTGGCGCTCGCTGGAGGCGCCACTGGCGATAGGATCGCTGCTCCACGATAGGACACAGAATATGTGATCTTGATCTGTCCCACCGTTTGGCCACTGCTGGACCTAGGAATGGCTATGAAGAACCGGCCTGGTGAATACACCTGTCTGTCTGCCGCACTAGTGAGTGTGGAAAACTGTGCAGCAGTGATACATCTGTATGGTGCCCTGTTTGCTGGCATCATCACTGCTGGGCCTCGGTTCTTAAGGGCGATTGTTGCAGAAGGCACGATTCTTGCAACGTCTTCCACCCTTGTTGGTGCTGATAACATGTAATCAGCAAGGAATGCCATGGAAATGTATCCGCTAGTGGTATCTGCTGTGGATGTCTCCCAAGAAATCCGAACATTGTTGAACACAATTGTGTTCCACATTGCTGACTGGGCCGACAGCCACTTGGCTGCCCCCACATAGAGTGGGGGATCGCCTTGTGGGAAGTCGATTCCAGCACACACCGGTATCTCGAGAATCTGGTCCGTGGTCGCTGTAGACACCGCGAGCAGAATTTCGGCCATGGAGCATGTTGTTCCCGCAGGGGGGGGACGGTTTCGCTGCGGGTTGGGTCTAGGGACAGGCGGGTTGTTTCGAAGAGCTCTGGGTTTTGCTTCCACGCTTCTTCCGCGCTGCTTTCTGCCCCTGTTCTGCCGGTTATTTGCCGCCATTGTGGATGTCGATCTTTTGGAATTTCTGCGTCTGGTCTATGGAGTACACTGCTGGCTCGGTGTAGACGGCAACAGTGTCTTGCGTCTTGGTGATCACAAATAGAATCAAGGAGATCAAAATCCCCAAGATTAAATTCCTTAACCACTGGGGCCAAGACGCGTCTGTGCATATACAATCCAGACTCAACCGAAGTTGAAGTGGTTATTAATAACCACCTCTTTGGCAATGATGACGTTTTGTTGCGCAGGAGCGCCTTCCGACTTGGTCAACTTGCCAACGGCTATGTTTTCCAGCTGGTTGCGATGGTTGTCCTCAGATCTGACGGCAACACCGGTTTGTGGTCTACGGGCTACGTCGGTGGGAGGGGGTTGTGTTTGAGGAGTAGACATTCAGGTATCTCTGCCAAAATACCCGATGTGGACCATTCGAAGTTGGGAGTCCAAGAATCAAAATAGCGTTCTAATGCTCGTTGCTCGTCTGGTGTATACCCGAAGGCCAACCAGCATGAGTAACGTGCATCTTCTTGGATCTCTTTCTCCTTCCTATTTGACAATCTGCTCATGTAGTATAGTCCACTGTCGAAGTCTTTTCCCTGCTTGATGTTTTTGCAGTCTACTCCATGTCGTATGAGAGCGGAATAATAGTGCTGTTTTATGGGGAGGCCTCCTGTAAGGCTGAGCCCGCATTCCCCAACCGCTCTCATCCACCTCCTTGCTGCGGTTATAGAATTGAAGGGAGTAACGGAGTATGCATCTTTTGACATGGTTGTCCGTGGATCGCGCATCATAACATATGAGTCTCCATCGAAGACTGGCCTCATCTGGCAGAACTCGACCTGTTCGAGGATATAAACAGGTTCTTCAGCAACGACTTCGAAGCCGTATGATAACCAATGGGAATACAGTTCCTGTCTGACTCTGCCTACCTCCACTGCCGGACAGATCAGGACATTGTCATCTCCATTATTGATCAAGCGTGCTTTGATTCCCAATCTTGTGACAAAGTCGTGCGTTATTGCGGTTGCCAGGATACAGTTGCCGAGTGATGTGTTCATGTCTCCACTCATTCGCTTTCCGTCCACGGAATAATTGAATGCTCCGTCTGATGCATACGCCGTTCCCTTGTTGTGCACTTGCCATCGCAGCAATTGTGTGAGAAGCTCTGGATAATTGTAAATCCTATTGTATACGCTGTGCTCCCAGCGTAGAGCTTCAACACTCACGTGTTGATCAAACCTACTTGCATCAAATCCGATGGCTACAGGATCTGTGAAGGATTGGAATGCATTCTGAATGTGTTGTCCAATCTGTTCAACAGAGTAGCCCTTCATGATTGTAGGTCCACCCCAAATCTTGTCTATGGCATGGTAGATATTATGCTCCACAGGTCGAAGATACCTTCCCAGTTCCACATTGTACCTGGGAGCACGGGGTTGGATCACACGTGGCACAGGATCCGCCTTCTTCGTGAGATTGATCTTTTCAGCTTTGACAAATGTTTTCAGTTTGGCATCATTCTGTGAGACTGGTAGTTCGTAGAGGGAATTCACCGCCTTCTCATACATGGTGCGCTTTGGCCCTGTATAGTAGGCGAGAAACGTCTCTCGTGACACTGGATGTCGGTGTCCCACAATGTGAACGATGTCATTCCGAAATCTGTTCAATCGTTTAAATATCCACGGAGAAGGCTCTGGGCATGGAACAAGTTCCCCCTCTTGGTTTTTCACATAAAACACTCGTTCCATTAATCCGCGTTCCAAGTTTACCGCAGAGTTGT